TGCAAGTTTTGAGAAGACTCTTCTACTTTAACTCCGCCACTAGCGTAACCATCTTTGTTTACTCCAACTGGTCTAGTTATTTTTGGGTCCTTCATAATTTTCTCCTAATTGTTAATATACTATCTTTGTGGACCTTTCAAGGTCTTTACATCTGCAGCTTTCATAAGGTCTGATGTTAACTTAACTTCAGCAGACATTTCTGATTTAGCCATAGCTGTATCAGCTCTTAATTGAGCTAATTCTTCGTTTTGATCTAATTTTTGTTTATCTAATTGTTGTCCTTGAAAAAACTTAGTTTTGTCTAGGTTAAGTCTTGCTTCATCTTCCTTAGTTTTACGTTCTGTTTCCATAGCTTTAAGATCAACTTCTCTTTCTTTAAGTTTTAGTAATGGATCATGATCAAACTGAGTAGTAATTGCTTTTTCTTCTTTCATAAAATCTTCAGTCATTTCAGCAATTAAAATAGCTTTTCTTGCCTCTATCTTTTGTGTAACTTGATTAAATTGTTGTTGAGCTTGTGGGTTCTGCACAGCCATTTGTTGTAGCTGTGGCAACATTTGAAACTCTTGTTGGAATTCTAATTGTACCTGTTCTTGTGCCATCAAAGATATGTGCTCCATAATATTTTTTTCTAATGCTGCTGTAATGCTAGGGTTGTTTCTAACAAAATTACTTGCCATAAAATTTAAATGAGCTGTAACGTGCGCTCTATGATCTTGACCTGGAAACGCTTGAAAAGATTTCATACCCATTGCATCAATGTGTTCTAACGCCGGATCTTTTGGTTGATTTTGTGGAGGTGGTGGTAAAATTTTATCAATATTTTTTATACCAACTGCAGTGTACATATCTCTATATGCTTCATACATGTTGTGCATTTGCGGATTAGATTGAGCTAATTGTAATTGAGTTTGAGCCATAGATATTCGTTGACTCATAGAAAATATATTTGGATCAGCTACAGGTAAAATATCTACTCTATCATCAAAATCTGTTGCTTTAATATTTCTTGCAGCACCAGGAACATCATAAGGGTATTCTGGCGGTAAAGACTCACCAAATATTTTAGCAAGTAATTTAAATTCATTTTTAAGACCTACGTAAAGTCTTTTATGGATTGCTGACATTACTCTTGAACCACGTTCTAAAAGAGCTACGGTCGTACCAACAGCGGCCTGTTGATTCCCGTCCCCAACCTGCATGTCAGCAATGGACGCGAATCTTTGTCCTGCTTGAACTACAATTCCCATCAACTGTAATAACGTTGCTGATGGTTCTTTGTAAGGTAAGAATACGAAAGCATCTTTTAGATTACCACCTGGAGTGTCAACATCTTTAAATTCTCCTGGTTGTATGTTTGTAGCATCATCTTTTACTCTGACACCTCTTTGCTTAAATCCTGCGGGTAGGTTGGATAATGTTCCAGCGTCTAATAATTGACGGAGAGCCGCAGTTGCAGTACGACTCAGTCCGCCAATCATGTGAATTAATCCTAAGCCATAAAATCCTAGTCCTGGCAGAAACTTGAAGTGGACAAAATATTGAATTTTATTTTTCTTTGGATCATTGGGCGCAAAGTTTCGTCTAATAGACAAAACCTTCCTACTACCTTCTTCGATTGTAACGATGTAAGGCAATTTTATTCCCGTTGGCTCTCCGTCGGGGCCAAGGTCTTCAAATCCTTCTAAGTCTAGATTAACGTGGCATTCTAGAATTGTGTATAAAGGATCTATTCTTTGGGATTTTGTAAGTCCTTCGACTTCTCTTTCTTTTTCTTCTAACTCGTTTGTTACTGTACCAGTTGGTTTAGTTAACTCGATGTCAGAATAAAAACCTGCAGCCATTTGCTTACGCAGATCGTTTTCCGACATCTTGATAACATGGATGACTGATTCCGCATCGTCTAATGAGGTAGCCGTGTATGGAACAACAAGATCATCCGCTGGGATAAACTTAGAAACTGCTCTTCCCAATAAATCATCATAATAAACTTTTTTAAATGTAGAACCCGATAGTGGTAAATAAAACAACATTTGATCAAACTCAGGTTCGTATTCTTTCATTTGATCCATAATTTGATAGTTCATAAAGTTTTTAACTCTTTGAGCTTGTTGTTCTTTCATAGGATTAGATGCACCCATAACCATAGTTCTAACAGGTCCATCTGCTGGTAATAATTCTTTGTAAGCTAAAGCTTGAAACTGTGTAACAGCTTCAGCTAAAACTGGGTGAGTTGCACCACTAGCTCCTTGAAAAGGTTCTGTTCTGTTATCATATTTAAATCCTAATAAACTTAAACCTTCAATGTATGATCGTTCCCATTCTTTACGAGAAGTTTTGTATTCCATGTAATCGTTTTGTAATTGATTACCCATGGCACTTGTATCGTCTTCTGGAAGTAATTCGTTTAAATTTGCAAAGTGATCGCCACCCTCTTCAGGCATTGGCATTGCGTTAGGGTCAAAATCAATTGTAGCCCCTTCATCGTCTTCTGTAATTTCTACTGGTCCCTTACCTAACTCATCTGCAATATCAACCTCTTCCATTTGTTCTTCTAGAACATCGTCTTCAGGTCGTTCGTTAGGGAGAGTCTTATCTATATCTGCCATATATTTTCTCCTAGACTTTCTTAACTTGTTTTTGTGGTAATTTCAACCCTTGTGATAAAGGCCCTTTTTTAGGTGGCACTGCCCACCATTTAAATGCAGGGTTTTTAGCTGCTAGTGTTGGGTTTTTCTTCTTTTGCGGTTTTTTATTTTTATTCATTTTTTAAGTTTACCAATCTAGTCATATCAATTTCTCTTAATGCATCTTCATACGAAATATTTTTTTCTTTAGCAATCTTATAAGCTTGCTCATTAGCATCTATCATAGATGGAAATACATCAGAAGCGTTTTCTCTATCATAAAAAGTTGGTTCTCCGTCTTTACCTATATAGTAATTAGGTTCGGATTCCGTCATTACTTTATGAGCTATTTCTCCTCCCACCATTGAAAGACCAATTGGGTTTGCAATTCTTGCTGCTTTCATTGCATACTTAGGACTAACAGTAGTTACTGTTTGTGCAATTTTTTTAAGAAGTGGGTTTTTAATTTTATCTGTTACACTTAATGCATCTCTTACCATAACTGGCGATATTGCAAGTTCAGCACCTAATATACCTCTATCTACAGAACTTGATGGGTCAATTCCATATATTATATTAAAAGCTGCACTTGCTGGAAGACCTGAAGCATTTAATAAATTCATTAAAATTTTTCTGCCTGTTGGGCTTACAAGAGTTGCAACTGCTCCACCACCTATTCCTGCATCGATTAACATTCCACTTGTTCCTTCAGAACCATCGTCTGCCACTGCGCCTCCAGTTGATCCAGCTAGTATAGTTAAAATTTTTGCTGCAGCTTTACCTTTTGCACCACCTTGATTAGAAACTGTATTAAGATTTTTGATAAGATCAAATTGTTTTTTGTTTAATTCAATAATTTTTTTTCCGTCCTCTGATGAAGGTTTTACATCTTTATATTTAATCTTTTGACCTGTTTTACCTTCAGATACTGTAAGCTCTGGATTAGGCATTTCTTCTTTGTATTTAAATCCAGTTTTACTCAATGCGCTTTCGTCAAATATTAATGTGCTTTTATAGTCTGCAAATTCAGGATATTTTTTTCTTAAAGCATCTTCTTGTTTTTTAAGATCATTAAATATTTCTTTTTTTGTTTCAATAGGCATGTTTCTATTTAGATTAGTTTGATATTGTTTTAATTGAATTTCATCTATTGCTTTTTCAAAAGGTCTAATATTTTTGTAATTATCTTGAGCGTCTATAAACATAGTATTGTCTGTACCAACTTTTTCTCTTAAACTTCCTGCATGGTGTCTATTTATATTCATATCTCCTCTAGTTTTATCTTCTATAGATATGCTGCTATATCTTTTTGTCCATGCCTTATTAGCTTCATTTCTTAATTTAGCTTTTTCATCATTCCATTTTTTACCAGGATTACCCCAAGACTCAGCTGGAACAAGTATTGCTCTTTTTCTACCTAGTATTTTCATACCTTCTTTTTGATTTAAATTTGGATTGTCATCAATAAATTGAATAACTTCTTCTAAATATTTAGGGTCTTTTAAATTTACACCTGTTTCATTTACAGATAATTTAAGTATTTCTTTAAATGGTTTACTAAATTTATACTCGTTACCTGCTAATCCCTTTTCAATTGCATTAATAGCATTGTTAACAGTTTGTTGTTTTAAACCTAGTTTTTTTGCAATTGAAACACTAGACTCTCCAGCTTCTCCCAGTTCTATTATTTTTTGACCATGAGATTTAACTACGGACTCACCTTTATAAAAACCAGGTCTTATATTATCAGTCATAAGATTATCTGCCTGTTTATTAAAAGCAACTAATTCTTTAAATGCACCATCTGTATTTCCAGCTAGTGCAACACGATTATAATAACCTTTAGCTCGGTTAAATTTTGTAGTTTCATCAATCATAATTAATCATAATATTCCGGAGCATTTTCCATTGCAAATTCATCCGGGTTTTCATTCATTTTTTTTAATGTTTGTTTCTTTTTAATAGTTGTGGATATATCTTTAATTAAAGGTTTTTGACCCCCGAGTTCTGCTAGTTCGGATGTGTCAGAATACAAACCTTTAACATCAGTTGTTACGTTTTCTCCCATCTCTGCTATTTGATGAGAACCTGAAAAATTTCCACTACTACTGTCTAATTGCGGAATAGCTTCATTTGCTTCAAATTCATCTAAGGGTTTAACACCTTTAGTTCCTTCATCTGCCTGACCTACTACGTATCTCATATCAACACCTTCACCCATTGCAGTGTTATCACCCATGTAGTTTACGTCAACATTACCTGATCTTGTGTCATAATTAACTTCAACTTTACCAGTCGGTGTATCTAATGATTTAACAATTTGACCATCCATTGTTGCATTTTTTTTCGTAATATCTAATCCGTCAGCTAAAACTTTATTAACCATTGGTTCAAACCATGCTGGTGCGCCAGATCCTTCTGCTATTTTAACTACTTGAGGAACAGCTTTGGTTGTTGCTGTTTTACCCAATAGTTTTAATGCACCGGTTTTAAATGCAGCTATGGCTCCAACCGTTCCACCCAATACTTTTAAAAATCCTCTACGTGCTAAATCAACACCTACTTTTTTACCTTTTGAATAACCTTGTCTTAGGCCAGCTATACCACCATCTGCAAATTTATATTTTAAACCAACACCACCCGTGTATCCATCATCAAAAATATTTTTTTCTGCGCCTGCTGTAAAAAACAAATCACCATCTTTGTCACCAAATTCTTTTTGATAACCTATTACACCACTTCTATCTTTTGATAATAAATCATCACCTTTTGCATAAAAATTATTATAATTAACACCAAGTCCTAAATTAGGTTCATTGCCACCTTCTATAACTTCTTTAGCAATACTTGCATTCAGTATTCCATCATTGTAACTTAGTTTAGGTGTTAGATCAGAACTTTTATATGTTTTGCCATTAAACGTTTGAGTATCGGCACTACCTGTAAGGTTTAAATTAAATTTGTCGTTTATTGGAAATGTTTTATTTAAATCTAGTTCTGTGGATCTATAACCATCTGAATTTGTCATTTTACCTTTTAATGCGTCATCATAATTAAAATCGAGTCCGGTTTTTAGTATTTGACCATCATTACTATCAACCATGCCTGATAAATTTAAACCACCAAAATCAAAATTACCTTTACTTGTTAGTTTACCTTCTTCAATATTGTCACTACTAAAATTTAAATTACCAAGATCAAAACTACCGGATGTTACAGATTGTTCGCCTTCTGTGTTAATAGATTTTTTTAAAGTTAAACCATCAATTGGACTTATCTCTAAATTTGCTTCAGCTTCATCAATTGCACTTTTAAGATTTTCTTTATTAACCATATTTGTTTCTTTATCTATAATTTCTTTTTCTGGATATTTTAAATCTAATTCTATAATTTTATTTTTAAGTAAAGTTTTTTCTTTTTTCTTTTTGTCTCTAAACATAAACAAACTCATTCTAGAGTCTGGATTATCTTTTTTAAATTTTTGATACTCTTCAACCATTTTAAACATTTCTTTTTCTTCTTTTTCTTTTTCAGTTTCATTGGGTATAAAAGGTGTAAGTTTTTCTGTTATTTTTTCTTTAATTATTTCATTAGGATTTTTTTCTACTTCAGTTTCTTTTTCAAGCATTTTTTCAAACGCTTTGTCAAAATTTAACCCTTCTTGAAACGGAACTCTAATATTATCATTATCTTCACCGAGTAAATAATTTAAACCTGTTGATGTCGTTGCTTGTGATCCGGGGGCCGTGAGTCTCGTTCTAGCCATCAAGGAATCCGAACCATGGCCAATGTCTGATAAGTCAGGTTCAATCATGTTTGTCATTCCGCCACCATAGTAACCAGCACGTCCGCCAGTTGCATTTGGTTTTCTATCTTTAGGTGGTTTAAAATCCATTAAGGTAATTTGTTGTGAAAAATCTTCATCAAGATATGTTTTTATAATTTTTTCTTGTTCTTCTGTTGGTAACTTAGAAATTCTTAAAGCTTCTTCTTTTGACACTGGAAAATCTTGAACAAATTTTTCTACATTTAATTGAAAACTTTTTGGTTTTGGTTCCGGGTTATTTTTTTTTGCTTTTATTTTTTCTGCGTTTTTTCTACTGATAACTTTTGAAACTTTTTCATAAACTTCCATTTGAGTTTTTTGATCTAAATCTTCATAAAGCATATTTTTAAACATTTCAGGGTTATTCTCAACATACGATTCAGCTGCCATATCCATATCATACTTGTAATCTCCAGATGGAAAAATATCTTCTGCTGCCTGTTCGGGAGTAAATTCTGTTTTTAAAGTTGTAATTCCTTTATCTTGCTTACCACCAATTATAGGTTGGTTAGGATCAATAACATTACCATCCATGTCTAAAACTTTTCTTTCTTCTATCGATTTTTTAGCTGCTTTTCTTCTATCTAAAATTTTTTCTAAAGGACTTTTCTCAAAAATATTATCAACAGCTTTTGTTATTTCATCAGTTACTTTTCCAAATTGAAGTTTAGCAAACTTTAATATCTCGCTTTTCTTCACTCCTTGTTTTGCAAGATTTGATGCTGCTTGTAAAAACTGTAAAAAGGCTTCTGCTTTTTTTGACATACTTAATAATACTCTCTTTTCCTAATTGGTTGTATTTCATCTTCATAATCTTCTGGGTGGGGTAGGAAGCCTCCCTGCCTGAATCGCATGATAGCCATAGTCATACTGTCAACTAAGTCATCATGATCGCCATGTGGAAATGACGCGCATTCTTCGATCATTTCTTCTGCAAAATGCTCATCAGGAGCCCAGATTAATCCGGCTTCAAATAGCGGTGCACAAGAATTTACTCGTACGTGCTTATCAT